GCCCCCTTCTGTCTGCGAGGGGGCTTTTTCTTATGGCATTTACTGAAGACATAGATATTTTCTTTGAGGATTTCCAAGATACTGTCGTGTATTCAAGTTCGACATACAAGGGGATTCTTGATCAACCTGATGAGGTTGTAGCGGATGGTGTTGTTTTAACAACTGATTATCAATTAACAGCTAAAACAAGTGATCTTGGAGCTTTAGTTTACGGAGCAAGTCTGACTGTTAATGGAGCCGCCTATACGATTCGTAGCGTGAGAAAAATAGATGATGGTGTTTTATGCATAGTTTCTCTCACCAAGACTTAAATAACGATGGCTACTAAACGAGAGCAAATTCTTGCAGCATTAAAAACATCGTTAACAGGAACTACTGGGGCCGGAACAAGAATATATAGATCTCGTGTAGAGCCTTTTGTAAGAGGAGAAAGTATTGCCGTAGTTTTAGAGCCTGTTTCAGATACTCCAACAGATCAAACAATATATGAAAAAATTACATGGGATTTTCGTGTAAGAATTTCAGTGATAGTTAGAGGAAGCATCCCTGACAGCAACGCTGACAGTACGGTTGAAAGTCTTCACGCCAAAGTAATGACAGATCCTACTATTGGAGGTCTAGCTATTGATATAAGGCCATCTACAACGACTTTTGAAATAGTTGAAGCCGATCAGCCTGCTGGTGTTATTTCGTGTGAGTACGACATAGAATATCGAACAAGCTTTAACAATTTATCAACCTGATTTAGTAATGAATATCAAGCCTTACAACCTGTTTCATTTACTATGACTAATGAAAATCCAACTGAAGGTGGAAGCTACTCGCTTGATCCTGAAACAGGCGAACGCACTTTAATAAAGCGCACAGCATCATCAACTCAAAATGAGGAAACAGTAAATGGCACTTCTAGACAGAAAAAGAGTAATTCTGCTGGAACTGGAAAGCAGTTACGGAACAGATCCAACACCAACAGGGGCAGACGCTCTACAAGTAAGTGATCTTTCAATAACTCCACAATCTAGTGATCTTGTCTCTAGAGATTTAATTAGACCTTTTTTAGGTGCATCTCGTCAGCTTTTGGCTAACACAAAAGTTGAATGTAGTTTTAGCGTGGAATGGTCAGGATCTGGGGCGGCAGGGACGGCTCCTAGAGTGGGAAAAGCTTTACGTGCGTGTGGTTTTAGCGAGACAATCGTTGCTAATACAAGTGTTACTTATGCACCTGTTTCTGGATCTTTTGAATCAGCAACTATTTATTACAACGTAGATGGTGTCTTACATAAGGCAACAGGTTGTCGAGGAAGTTTTATCCTCGAAACTGAAGTAGGAGAATTGCCAAAATTAAATTTTACATTTACTGGCATTTATATTCCTCCAACTGACGTTACGCTTCCAGCAATCACCTATGGAGAGCAAAGCACTCCATTGATTGTTAAGAACGGAAATACTTCTGGTTTCCAATTGCTTTCTTATTCAGGTTCATTGCAAGCTTTAATGATAGATGCAGGAATAGAGACTCAATATATGGAGCTTGTGGGCGGAACAAAAGAAGTGCATTTAATTAATCGTGCTACTAGCGGTACTGTGACTTTGGAAGCTGTAAAAGTAGCAACCAAAGATTATTTTGCTGCTGCTTTACTTGATACAAGTTTGGGTAACTTAACTTTGACTCATGGCACTGTCGCTGGAAATATTGTTCAGTTTTCTTCTTCAAATATAGATATAGGTGATGTTTCATATACTGAGACAAATGGCATTGTAATGGCTGAAATACCTTTTACAGCAGTACCTTCAACTAGTGGGAACGACGAATTTTCATTGATATACAGGTAAAGTCGTAAAAAGACGTAAAAAACATATTTGCGACTGTTCTTATATGCACTAAGCTTAAAAGACTTACTTTTGTGATCAATGGCTTTTGTACGTAAAAAAAATAAAAACTTTAAATGGCCTGTTGTTGTGAGAGAACCTAGTGAAACAAATGCTGGAGAATATGCAGAAAATGAATTTGTTGCTATTTTTGCAAGATTGACAAGAACTGAATATGCAAAACTTGGAGAAAAAGATGAATTAGAATCTTTAAAACAAATTTTAAAAGGTTGGGAAGGCTTAAATGAAGAAGATGGAACACCTGTAAAATATTCAACTAATAATTTAAAAGCTTTATTAGAAGATCCTTTTTGGACTACTGCTGTTTTAGATACTTATGGAAAAGCTTTAGAGGCAAGTAAATTAAAAAACTAAAAGAGGCAGTTCAATATTGGGCAGAAGGAGGTGAAGACACTAGCTTACAAGCCTTCGAGGATGCCAAAATATTTGGAATTGAATTGCCACCAAAGCAATCAAATAAAGATGAACATTTTGTTGTATATCAAGAGAATTGGGATGCAGTTCAAATTTTCATGAAGGGACAAACACAATGGAATGTAAGTATGTCTGGCTTAGTTGGGTTTAAATATGAAGTCTTTATTCTGGCTGGAGGATTATTTGACGTATATGATGTAAAGGATAAAAGAGACACATTGGAGCGTCTTCAAATCATGGAAGCTGCTGCATTAAATCTGTTCAACAAGAAAGATTCTTAAAATGGCAAGTAAAGTTGGTCAGGTTCTTGTTGAATTTAAAGGTACTGGTGATAAGGCAGTTATCGCTGCTTTTGATCGGTTAGGGGCTAGTGCAAGAAGATTTGGCAAAGACGTTTCTGCTACTCAAGCTACTGCCAAAAGTCTTCGTGATGTTGGTAATGCTTTTAAAAAACTTGGAGCTTCAGGAACAAATAGTATTAATTCATTACGAACGCAAATTAATGTTTTTACTGAATTAAGAAATCAAGCTGATATTGCTGGAAAAGAATTTCAAGAGTTTAGTCGCCATATTGATCGTTTACAGCAAAAATTAAATAAGGCTAATGGTGTAGCAACCAAGTTTCAAGCTAGATTGAAAGGTTTAGCAAAAGGTTTAACTTTAACTGGTGGTGCTGCTATTTCAGCCGGTATATTTGGTGGTCCTGTAACAGGAATAACAACTGCTATAGGAGGTCTGGCCGGTAGTGTTTTAGGAGGCCCTGCTGGTGCTGCTGCTGGAATTGGTATAGGTACAACTGTTGGTTTAGCTGGCACACAAATTCAACAAGGTTTAGGTGGAATTGCAGAGACAACGGCTGAATTTCGTGCCTTACAGATCTCTCTTGCAGGTGTTAGTAAAGATCAAGATGATTTTACTAAAAGCATGGAAGATATGCGGCAAATATCGATGAAGTTTTTAATACCCCAAAGAACTGCTATTAAACAATTTACAAGATTAAAAGCAAGTATTATTGGTGCTGGTTTTGATAGTGAAACTACTAAAGAAGTTTTTGAAGGCATGGGTGCTGCAATATTAGCAACTGGAGGCAATGTAAGTGATTTAAATAGTGCTTTAATAGCAGCCGCCCAGGTATTTTCAAAAGGCAAAGTATCAGCCGAAGAATTGAGACAACAAATCGGTGAAAGATTGCCTGGAGCCTTTACATCTTTTGCAGATGCAATGGGAATTAGCACAAAAGAATTAGATAAAATGTTAGAAAGAGGAGAAGTTAGTTTAGAAAACTTTAGGTTATTTGCTAGAGATATATTTAAAAAATACGGTGAAACTGCTGAAACACTTGCTGATGCTCCTGAAAAGGCAGGTCAAAGATTAGCCGTGTTTACTCAATTAGTTGCATTAGAATTTGGTGGTTTGTTTGCAATGATAGGTGCTGGGTTTCAAGATAATATGACTGATTTAGCAAAATGGGCTTTAGCAAATAAAGAACAAATTAAAAAAGTTTTGGTTGATTTTATTATTTTTGGAGAAGATCTTTTTGAATTATTTAATCAAATTGGAAAAGGATTATTCGACCTTTTTGAACCTTTAATAATTATTGTTAATGAGGTTGTAAAAAAAGTAAATGAATTAATAAGAGTATTAAATCGATTAAATAATAATAAACAATCTATAACAGATTTACAAAAACAATTAAAAGCAAAAATTATAGCGTCGGGAGATAAAGATTTTAGAAAACAAATTAGAAATATGCATCCTGATATTAAAAAGGAAGCAAGAGAAATACAAAAGAAAGAAGGATTAAATAGAGATGAATATCTTAAAGTAATTAAAAAAATATATCGAGATCGTCTTGGAATAGAAGATGAAGTTATAGAAGAATTAAATTTAGAAGAACGGAGAGCAAAATGGTTTGAATCATTTAATTTTGATATTTCTAAATTAAAATTTGGAGCGGCGGTTCCAGAAAATAAGCCTGGTGGAAAAGATGGAAGAGATGGAAAGAAAGAAGGGCCATTTTCTGACTTTATAAAAGAATTAGAAGATTTTGATACAGCACTTCAAAATGTAGTGGTGAATGGTTTCCAAAAAATGGAAGATGCAATTTTTAGTTTTGTCACCACAGGAAAACTTGCATTTAAAGATTTAGTAACCAGTATTCTCCATGACTTAACTCGTTTAATTATTAGGCAATCAATCACCAAACCTTTGTTTGCAATGTTTACAGGCTTATGGAGTAAAGATGGAAATGCTTTTGCAAGCAACAATATTGTTCCTTATGCCAAAGGTGGTGCGTTTGCTAAAAAAGGTGCAGTACCTTATGCAAGAGGTGGTGTAGTTGACAAGCCAACCATGTTTAAGTATGGCGGTTCTAAGTTAGGCGTGATGGGTGAAGCTGGCCCGGAGGCAATATTACCGCTGCAAAGAGGAAGAGGTGGAAAACTTGGAGTTACAATGCAAGGCGGTGGAGGAGGTGGAACAACCAATGTTAATTACACAGGGCCAACATTAAACTTTAACGGTGATGAATATGTCCCGAAATCTGCTGTTAGTGGTATCGTTCAAGCTGCTGCTAGTAGAGGGGCTGCAATGGGTGAGACAGCAACCATGATGTCATTACAAAACAATCGTTCTTCTAGAGGAAGGATAGGAATGAGATGAGTGTAGTTCCATTAGTTATTTTCATAGAAATCTATGATCCAAAATTAGTTCCAGCTACAGGAAATATTGCTGGTACTCCTATTCAACATCGTTTTCAAAATAGCGAGCCAAGTTCTAGTGGTATAACTTTTAATGGAGCTAAATTTGATTTTCTTTCTTTTATTTATCAAGGTGCAACTAGAAGTAAAGATGGAAATAATCTTGAATCTGCAATTATATTGGCTAACGAAAGTAATGACAGGGAAGGATCTGTTGGTGCTAATAAGTTATCAATGAGTTATGCAGCAGAAGCAGTTAATAATGGTTGGAGCATAAGAGTTTCAACTTGCCAAATGACTGATACAACATTTAGTTCAGTAAAAACAACATTAGCGACTGATATTTGGAAAATATCCTCCATGGGTTATGACAATGCAACTATTGAGCTTATGCTTAGTTCATCTATAGATTCTGTTGGTGGTGATACTGGTCGTTTCTTAACAAGTAGTTTGGTTGGTCATATACCTGTAACTGGTCAAATCATGTCACGTTGAAAACTGCATTATTACTTGGATTGCCTTATCGTTTAGGGGCTAATCCTGATCAGCATAAAGCTGCTGATTGTGCGTCTTTAGCTGGACAAGTTATTAGAAATTACGGAATTGATTTTCCTGTTCAAAATCGTGATTGGTATAGACGTTTAATAAGAAAAGATTATGAGGTATTTCGTGATGAACTCAAAAAGTGGGGAACGCTTACAACAACCGCTAATATTGGAGTTGTAGCTCTCTGTAAAGCAGAAAAAGGCTACGCTTTAGCTGTTTATTGGAAAGGCGGTTGGCTATCATTCGCAGACAAGACGGTTCGATGGAGTCCCATAGGAGGATTGGAGGTTCTAGAGCTTTATTACCCTACGAAGTAGAAATATGTGAAACTTTAGGGATTTCTGTTCAAGAGTATTTTCAATTTTTAGATCTAATTGATGCGTATGATGTAGAGCAGAAAAAGGGTTACGAACATATTCCACAAATTGTAAATATGCCCAGTGCTTTGATAGCAATGGGTTTTGCTCATTTTGTCCCTACTGTTGCTGGATATACAATTCTTTGGGGCAAAATTGCAGTAACTCTTGCAATCATGGCAGCATCATATTTGCTGACACCAAAACCAAAAGAACAAAGTCAAGGCCCAAGATTAGAAATAGGAGGTGTTCAAGGGAGAAGTCGTTTTAATCCTTCAAGTGGTTTTGATTCTGTTCAAGATTTAGCTTCATTAGGTTCGTTTATACCTTTGGTTTATGCAAGACAAGGTGTCAGAGTTGCTAGTCAGCTTTTATGGTCACAAATTAGAACAACGCAATATGGGCAAAGCATGAGTGCAATTGTTTTGTTTTCTAATGGTGAGATTGGAGCAAAGCCACAATTTGAATCATTAGCTTTGGGTGAATCTTTTTTAAATGATTTACCTTTATCAAAACAAAAAGTATATTTTTCTAGGGGTGCAAGAAATAATGGCAGGTTGCAAGGTGTAGCTGATGATGAAACACCAAAGAAATATCCAGACAACGTAAGTACTCCTGAAGAGGAAGACGATCAATATCAAAAAGGTTCAGCTTTAAATGAAAACAATTATTTATCAAGAGGTGAACGAGAATATGATGATGTTGATCCTTTTAAAGTAAAAGTTTGGAAAGAAACTTATAGCGGTGGACATGCTGATTTTGAGTATAGGCCAAGTTTTTCTAGTGTAAAAACGCCTAGTTCAAGTACTAAATTTGGCCTTTATTCTCCAATGCCAAATGGTAATGCTTATAAAGTTAATTGGGAATTAATATTGCTTTTACGAGATGCAGATGATGGAGTGAAAAGAGATTTAAGAATAAAAATGGGTAAGTTAGTTCATAAATATCCTAGATATGTAGGAATAACAAATCATGGTCATTCTCCTCTTTATTCAACTGCTGGTAATAGAGTTGTTTTAGAACCTGCTCAAATTGATATAGATCAAGGTTTATTTGTTAATTATCGTATTTATCACGATACAAATGAATCAGCATGGATTGATGCTTCTATAACAGATCCAGATCCAAATAAGAAATGGAATAAATTTTCTCCTTGGGGTTCATCTGATGCTAAATCAGTTGCTGATACTACTAGAGAAGGTGTTGATGATGCAGTACAGATTGGCGAGCAGTTTATGGTTGGGTCGACTTTAATGACGGCAACTTATGAAGATAATGGGAATATATGGGTTGGAGGAGCCGAAGGTTTTAAAAAAGCTATTAAGTTTGAAGCGGATGAACCTGGATATTTGGAATTTAGAAATACTGATGAAATAGCGTTACCTTATGAATCTTTAATCGTTCAAAAAGTAGATTTAGCAACTTTTGCAAATTCAAGACAATGCAATATTACTGAGATAGGACTTAAAAGTACAGTTTGGAGACAAATAGCTGGTTTTCCTAATGTTAATGAAATGCCTTCGCAAGCACGTATTGAATCTTATGAAAGGCAAAATGGTTCTATTGCATTAGGCACTATAAATAAATATATTAAACGTATTAGTTGTTTTAAGGTACAAGCTAAGAAGATTAATTCTGGAGATGATTTTGTTGATATAAGTCCTAAGATTTTAGCTGTTCAAGGTTCCAGCCCAACGGCTCAATATAATGCTATTTTTATTCATCATGACAAGTTAAGTCAGTATGAATTTAGATTTTTACCTGTTGCTGGGAATGTTATATTAAATTATTTTGATGATCGAGTAATTCATGTCTTAGGTTATGCAGAACACTTGCAATCGCATAGAAATGATGAGTTAGATTTAACTATTTCATATCATGCAAAAGAAGGCCAATTGCCTCTTTCTGGCGAGATAGAAGAAGGTAGTAATCTTACAAATAATCCTGAATGGATAAGAGGAGGTTTAGGGATAGGTTTGCCTATTGTTGATGACGATGGAAATGTTATTACAGGTGGTGCTGTTAATAATTTCACTCCTAGTTCCCAAGGAGATGATCTATTTAGTCCTCCTAATTATAATTTTATTCATGACATCTTTCAGCCTGATAATAGAACGACTTATGATGGAATAGGGGCAGGCAATCAATATGGTAGTTGGACAAATGTTACTCAAAGAAATCTTAAAGGTGTTCCTGCTGATGGAGGTAATGCTTATTACAGTCCTTATCACGGAATAGCAGCAACAGCAACACCGATAAATGGTAGTGATTGGATATGGAATTTTCATTTTGGAGGAACATTAATTCCATTAGGTTCTTTAGGCTCAATTACTCTTCCTATTGGTCAATATCCAACATCAAACAACCAATTCACTAAGGCAGTAGAAGAATTAGATCACAATGGAGTGGGAACTGGAAGATGGCATAGATTTAGAGTTGCTGTAAATCCTTCTTCTTTAGGTGGTGGTGAAGATTGGAGAAGAACAGTAAATGGTACTTATCATTTTGCTGTTTGTGTTCAAAGAGCAGATAGGCAGCCAACTCCAACAGAAACTACTGTTATAAGAGATACAACAACAACAAGAGGTGTAGGAAGTGGTTTAAAAGTTGCTGTGACTACGAAAACAGACGGTTCTAATACATTTAAGAGATTTGCTCTTCATGCTTCAGGAGATGGTTACTTTGATGGAGATACGGCAACTATTAACAATGAAAGTCCAACTGTTACTTTAAGTCTTATAGGAAAAGAGAAACCAAGTAATGTTCCTGATGTAGATGAACATTCAGATTGGTCAAGTGATGGAACTGCTGGGTTTTTTACAAATTATTGGCAAGTAACTAAACATAATCGCAATACGGCAATAGCTGATTATTTCTTGTTTGATGCAGAATCATCAAGCCATGAAAATGGTAGCGAACATGAAATAACTTATATAAATGAGATTGTTCATGAAGACGTTGGTAATGTACCTCAAATTAATTATGAGAAACTTGCAATAGGTGGAATAAGAATAGGAGCATCAAGTTCAATTAGTAGTTTTAATTCGTTTTCAGGTTTTATACAAGAAGGAATAAAAGTAGATCGTTTAATTCCAGATGCAAATCCTAATCAAAATGATGGAAATGGGAATCCAGTTTATTTAACTAGAGATTCTGAAACAGCTTCTACTGATGATTTTGTAGAAATAGCACATGATTTGTTAACTAATACTGTTTATGGTGCTGGTGATCTTGTAGGTCATGATGGTGTTGATCGTAGAAGTATGATTGAAGGGGCTAGATATTGTAGAGCTAATGGTTTCCGTTGGAATGGTGTTATTGATCGTAAATTTAATTTAAGAGAATTTATCTTTGAAAATGCTGGTTATAACTTCTTAGATTTTTCTATTTTAGGTGGTCGATTTAGTCTAAGACCAAGTTTTCCTATAAAAGAGGATTATACAATTGATTTTGATGCGACTATTGATAACAAAGGAATTGAGATAAAGGCGTTATTTACTGATGGAAATATGAAAGATATAAAAATTACATTTTTAACTCCAGAAGAAAGAAAGATGTTTAAAGCAACTGTTGTTTATCGGGATGACAAGATAAATAGTAGAGGCATTGCTGGTTTCCCTGAAAATATTGCCAAAACTTATGCGTATAATCAAAATCCATCTGTTATTTCGCCTGAAATTTTCCGTCCTACAGCAGAAAAACTTCCAGAAGAGGTCTTTGATTTAAGTAATTGGTGTACGCATGAAAGACATGCAAAATTGTTTGCTGCTATTGCTTTGTCTATAAGAAAAGATGTTGATCATGGGATTGTTTTTCAGACCCCACCAAGTTCAGCATTTGGATTGATTGCTGGAGATTATATTCGAGTGTTAACTGAATCGACACATACAAGTCGATTTAATAATGGAAGTATTGATGCAGATGGAAAAGTTATTTGTAGATCGACAATTTCTGGTGAAATAAATGTCTATGTTTGGAGTCCTGGTTCTTTAGGAGGAATTGAGTCAAAAAGGTTTTCAGTTAATAGTGACGGGACTAACTCAGCAGGATTAAAAAATAAATTATTTGCTCAAGTTGATACTACGGAAGAGGATAGAGTTTACAAGGTTGAATCTATTACTTACGGTGAAGAAGGATTCCTTCAAATAGCAGCTAGTCACGTTCCTTTGACAGATGACAAAAAGTTGGCTGTATTAGAACATTCAAATCCTGACAACGAACCAGTTTTTGAATCTTATTTCCCTGAATTAACAATCTAATGGCTGATTTCCCTGCTGTTCTCCCTGCTCCATCCTCAAGAACTTATTCACCTGGTGATTATCCTCAAGTTGAGTTTGAGGCTCAAAATGGAGTTAAAACTGTTATTCGATATGGCAAGAATAGGACTGGTTCCTCACTAACATTGTCATATAATAATATTTCTGATGATTTAGCAGGACATATAATCGCTAACTACGTTGCGGTGATGTCTGTTTACGATTTTGTTGATTTTGAAGGTAGTAAAGCTATGGATGGCATTGAAGATACACAGGCAGGTTCAGGATTTGCTTTAAGAAAATATATGAAAGAATCTCCTGAGTTTTCTGCTCAAAAATGGCGATATGATGGCCCTCCAGAGGTAACAAGTGTCTACCCTGGACGTAGCAATGTTCAATGTAAATTTGTTGCTTGCCTCGATTCGCCTTAGAATATAATGACTGTTTAATTTAAAGATTGTCGTGGGCTACTATTCAGGCGGTGATGGGTTGATGAAAGTGGGTAGTACCACAGTCGCAACCGTAACTACATGGAGTTTTACTGCTTCACAAGAAACTTTAGACATTACAACTTTAGGAGATCACGACAGAAAACTTGTTGGTGGAACTCGTAGTGTTTCTGGTTCTGCTTCTATTTCTTGGTATTCAGCATCAGGTGCAAGTGCTGGAGACAAGATGGCTTCCACTTTGATCGGCAATTTAATAAAGTTAGATGGGGCTGTTTCGGATCAAGTATCTCTTACGTTAGGAATTACTGATTACGATAACCAAGAGAAAAGCATTACTATGACTGTCGTTATAACAAGTATTGCAATGACAAGTAGTCAAGGTGAAGTCTTGTCTGCTGAAGTTTCCTTTGAGGCTGCTGATGCACCTAGTGCGCTTACTCTTAACGCTGCTTAAATAAATGCCCACCTATTTAGGTAGTGGAGGGTTCATTGAACTCAAAAGGACTTCGATGGAGCATTTTCTAAATGCTTCATTGGTTCCTAGTGACGTTAATACTTCAAGGAAAAGATTTTCAGTAACTGGAGTTAAATCAAATATTATTACTGGAGATAAGGTTGAAATAAAAAGGACAGATAGTACTGCAAATTTAGAGCTAGTTTCTGGTCATTCGGCTAATGATGGTAGTTGGTTTGTTCATGTGGATGATATAGGAGGGGTTCGTTTATATGAAACCTTTGCCTTGGCTGTAGGAGGAACAAAAGCAAATGCGTTAACTTTAGTTGTTCCTTCTGGCAACCAAGATATATCAATAAAAGCAAGAAATACTAGTTATAGACCGTTAGCAAGAATTGAAGAATATGAGTTCACAACACAGAGAGATCAAATAGAAATTAGTCAATTAGGCGATGTTTTTAAAAGGCAATATGACAATGGAATGATTCAAGGACAAGGTTCAATGACTTGTTTTTGGGAACATAGATATGTAGCGACAGATCCTGATTATTCAACAGGACAAGAATTTTCTTCTTATTTAGCTCGTCTAATTTTACGAGTACAGCAAGGTTCTGATTTTTTTGGTCGATTTTTTCTTTATAGAGAATCTGCTTCTTCTGCTAATAATGCTTGGTATGAATGTGATGCTCAAATAACAAGTTGTAGCGTTACTATTCCTAATGTTGGGATAGTAAAAACTCAAATTGATTTTATTACTTCAGGAGAATTTAGTCTGCAAGTAGGTGCAACACCTGGTTATGTCTTACAAGAATCTACTGATTACCTATTACAAGAGGATGGAAGCAAGATTTTCTTAGAAGATGATGCGACATAATATATATAAGGTATAAACTGTCCCTAAAGACTAAGAGTTAAATGGCTGACCTTCAAATAAGTCAATTGCCTCAGTTAACTGAAGCAGATTTGGCAGGTGGGGATGAACTTGCAATTGTTGATGATAGTGCATCAGAAACCAAACGAATTACGGCAAAAGCTTTAGTTGAAAAAGGTGTTGCTTTAATTGATGCTGGTTCAATACCTGGTACTGCGTTAGCAAGTCTTGGAACAGGAACTGTAAATACAGCGGCTGTAGCTGATGACGCTATAACAGCAGCTAAAATTTTGGCAGGAGCAGTAGGCGCAAGTGAGATAGCTGATGGATCAATAACAGCTACAGAAATAGCAGCTAATACTATTACCGCAACACAGATAGCAACAAATGCAATAGGTGCTAGTGAATTAGCTGATAATGCCGTTGATACTGGTGCTATAGCTGATGCTGCTGTAACTGCTGTAAAAATTGCCGATGCAACTATTACCTATGCAAAATTAAACCTTAGTGATGGAGACATAGCAGGAGCAAAGATTGCAAATAATTCTCTTACTGCTGGACAAATAGCTGCTAATGCAATTGGAGCAAGTGAACTTGCCGATGATGCTGTAGATACAAATGCTATTGCCAATGTAGCCGTTACAGGAAGCAAGATTGCAAGCAATGCAATAACAAATATCAAGATTACAGACGCAACAATAACAGGAGCAAAATTAGTTAATGACACAATTACAGCGACACAGATAGCAGCTAATGCAATTACAGCTTCTGAATTAGCAGATGATGCTGTAGATACTGCTGCAATTCTTGATGATGCTGTAACTTCGGCAAAGCTTGCCGCTGGTGCGGTTGACACAACAGCGTTAGGTGCGGCGGCTGTAACTGGAGCAAAAATAGCTGGAACAACTATTACAGCAGCAAATATTGCGGCTGGAACAATTACAGCTACTGAACTTGCTGCAAATTCTGTTGGTGCTAGTGAAATAGCTGCTAATGCCGTCGGTGCTAGTGAGTTGGCTGATGATGCGGTTGATACTGCTGCCATAGTTAATGGTGCTGTAACTAATGCAAAGATTGCTGATGCAACTATTACTTATGCAAAATTAAATCTTTCAGACGGTGATATTCCTAGCGCAAAAATAGCTGCTGGAGCAATTGGCAATACTCAGATAGCAGCAAATGCTGTTGGAGCAACTGAATTAGCAAATGACGCAGTTGATACCGCTGCGATTCAAAACTTAGCAGTAACTGGAGCAAAGATAGCTGCCAGCACAATTACAGGAGCAAAAATAGCTGCAACAACAATTGAAGCTGGAAATATAGCTGCTAATACAATTACAGCTTCAGAAATAGCAGCAAATGCAATAGGTGCTTCAGAGTTAGCAGACAATGCAGTTGATACAGCGGCGATAGTAGACGCAGCAGTTACTAACGACAAAATTGCAAATACAACGATTGCTTATGCAAAATTAAATTTATCAAATGGAGATATTGCTGGAGCGAAGATTGCTGATAATTCTCTTACAGCGACTCAAATAGCTGCTAACGCTATAGGTTCTAGTGAGCTAGCAGATAATGCAGTTGACACTAGTGCTATTGCGGATGATGCCGTAACAGGAGCAAAAATTGCTGCAACAACTATTACTGGAGCCAATATTGCAGCTACAACAATTGCAGCAGGAAATATTGTTGCAAATACTCTTACTGCAAATGAAATAGCTCCTAATGCCATAGGTGCTTCAGAACTAGCAGATGATGCAGTAGACACAGCAGCAATAGCAAACTTGGCTGTGACTGGAGCAAAAATAGCTGCTTCGACAATTACGGCAGCAAAGTTAAATTTATCTGCTGGAGATATTGATGGAACAAAGATCGCTGATAACTCTCTTACCGCAACTCAAATTGCCGCAAATGCAATAACAGCTAGTGAGTTGGCTGATAACGCTGTAGATACCGCTGCTCTTGCTGCTAATTCTGTAACAGCCGCAAAAATAGCAGCCAATGCAGTTGGAGCATCTGAACTTGCTGATGATGCTGTAGATACAGCAGCCGTAGCGAATGGAGCAATAACAACTGCAAAAATCGCTGATGGGGCTGTAACAACAGCCAAGCTTTCAGGAACTATTGAAGCTGGAACTCTTGCTGATGGTGCTGTTACAACCGCAAAACTTGCTGATGATGCAGTTACAGCAGCCAAGATTGGAGCAGGTGCAGTTGATACAACTGCTTTAGGAGCAACTTCTGTAACAACAGCAAAAATAGCTGCTGCGGCAGTTACCGATGCAAAAGTAGCAACTGGAATTAGTGGAACAAAACTTACAGACGGCACAGTTACAGCCGCCAAATTAAATACAGCAAATATCGATAGATCGCTAAATGTAGCTTCTGGAAATTTAGGTATCAATAATGTTATTTCTGCTGGAACATCTGCTGGAATCACATACAACGCTCAGGGCTTGATAACCGCTACAACTGCCCTAGCAGCAAGCGATTTGCCAGTTGCGACGACATCTGCTGTTGGTGGTGTTTCAATTTCTAGTACTGGTGGATTATCTGTTACTGGTGCTGGTGCTTTAGCAATTGCAGCGACAACAACTGGTGCTACAGCAACAAAAGTTACTTTTAACAATTTCGGACAAATAACAGGAACAGCTTCTCTTGCTGCTGCTGATTTACCTGTTGCGACTGCTAGTGCTGTTGGTGCTGTATCTGTGCCTACAGGCGGCCCACTTTCTATTGATTCAAATGGTGCAATTACCGTTTCTAATTCTGGAGTAACAGCAGGAACAGGAACAAAAGTAACAGTTGACGCTAAAGGTCGAGTTACTGCTCTTACAACTTTGGCAGACAGTGATATTCCTAACCATAGTGCAGCATTATTAACTTCTGGAAGTATTCCAACAGCAAGAATTGCAAATAATGCAATTACTGGAACAAAACTTGGGAATGCTTCAACAACGCTATTTGGATCTGTCGCTCAGACAGGTTTCCCTACCTCCGAGTTTACAGGGCAGTTTTTCTTCGATTCTGTCTCTGAAGATTTATACATATATGATGGAAATGCTTATCAGCCAATAACAACTTTAACAAAAGGAAGTTTAGTTTTTGGAGGAACATATAACGCTTCAACAAGTAAAGTAGCAAGTATTACAACCGCAGGTGCAGCAGCAGGTTTAAGCGTTGGTTCTAATGTTCCTAGTCCTAGTTCTACTACTGATGGTTTATATTTAGTGGTTGAAAATGCTGGAACTCCTAGTGCGCCAGCACCTGTAGTTGCTCTCTCCCCACCAGATTACATTTTAGGTGTTACAAATACATCTGGAAGTTCATGGGAAGAAATTGATTTATCACAGACCGTAGCAGGACAGGTCGCAAGCAATATCACTTTCACACCTTACGGTCAAATTGGCAGTACTAATGTACAGGACGCTATTCAAGAATTAGAAACAGAGAAGTTAGCACTAACTGGTGGTACTGTTACAGGTCAGGTTCTAATTGGTAATACTGGAAGCATTGTATTTGAAGGTTCAACTGTTGACGCATACGAAACAACTTTAGGTGTAGTTGACCCAACTACAAGTGATAAAACAATACTTTTACCTAATATTTCTGGAACTTTAATAACAAATAACGATTCTGGAACAGTAACCAGCGGAATGCTTGCTGATGGAACCATCGTTAATGCTGATATAAATGCTTCTGCTGCTATTGCCCTCACCAAATTAGAAGGCATAACTGCTGCGAAAATAATTGTTGGTAATGGATCAGGCGTTGCTGCTCAAGTTTCTGTAACAGGTGATATATCAATATCTGATGCTGGGGTCGTTGCAATTACGGCGGCTTCCATTGTTGATGCTGATATTTCTAGTTCTGCTGCGATTACAGGTTCAAAGGTCACAACTGGAACGACAAGTGCCGTTGGTGTTCTTCAATTAACAGATAGTGCAGCTTCTACTTCTGCTACTACGGCTGCAACTCCTGCTGCTGTAAAAATCGCAAAAGATGCTGCTGACGCTGCTGCTACAACAGCTAATGCAGCGTTGCCGAAAGCTGGTGGCACAATGACTGGCAATTTGATTCTGGATAATGCTTCGGAATTGCGTTTTACAGAAGCTGATTCAGATGGTGCGAATTACACAGCATTAAAAGCTCAGGCTCAGACTTCAGACATAACACTTACTCTTCCTGCTACAGCACCAACTGCTAACCAGGTTCTTAAGGCTAATGCCAGCACACCTACCACTCTTGAATGGGCAACTGATACAACCAATACTGCTGCTGCTGATTTAACAGGAACTACTCTTGCTTCCAATGTTGTTGCAAGTTCTCTTACATCGGTTGGAACTCTTACTTCTTTAGCTGTTAGTGGAACAATTACTGGAGATGTAACTGGAGATTTAACAGGTAACGCAGATACAGCAACAATACTGGCAACTGCAAGAACAATCGGTGGAGTTAGCTTTAACGGTTCAGCGAATATAGATTTACCAGGTGTTAACACTGCTGGCAACCAGAACACTACAGGAAACGCAGCTACAGCGACAAAGTTTGCTTCTGCTGTGACAATCGGTGGTGTTAGTTTTGATGGTTCAGCAAATATTGATCTTGCAGGCGTTAACACTGCTGGTAATCAAGACACTTCAGGTACAGCAGCACTCGCAACCCAATTCACAGTCACAGCAAATAATGCAACAGATGAAACTGTTTATCCGATTTTTGTAGATGCAGCTACTGGATCTCAAGGTGCTGAAACAGATTCTGCTTTAACTTACAACCCTTCAACTGGAGCTTTAACGACAACTACTTTTGTTGGAAATTTAACTGGAAATGTCACAGGGAATATTACTGGTAATACTTCTGGATCTTCTGGTTCATGTACTGGCAATGCTGCAACAGCAACTGCTTTACAAACAGCAAGAACCATAGGCGGCGTTTCGTTTGACGGAACAGCAGCTATTGATCTTCCAGGTGTTAATGCAACTGGTAATCAAGACACCACAGGTAATGCTGCAACCTTTACAGCAACGGCTAATAATTCAACTGATGAAACTGTTTATCCTGTATTTATTGATGGAGCAACAGGAGCGCAGGGTGCAGAAACAGATACAGGTTTTACTTATAATCCTTCTTCTGGAGCATTAACTGCATCATCGTTTGTAGGTGCATTAACAGGTAATGCTTCAACAGCTACTGCACTTGCTACAGCTAGAACTATTGGAGGTGTAAGTTTCGATGGTACTGCTGATATAACTCTTCCAGGTGTAAACAGTGCAGGCAGTCAAAATACTACTGGTAACGCTGCAACGGCAACAAAACTTGCTGCAACTGTAGATATAAACGGTGTTGCATTTGATGGTTCTGCTGATATTACGGTTACTGCTGCTGCTGGAACATTAACTGGTGCGACTCTTGCCAGTGGAGTAACAGCATCAAGTTTGACTTCTGTTGGCACTCTTGGAAGTTTGGCAGTTAGTGGTAACGCAACTGTTGGTGGAAATGCAACTATCACTGGGAATCTAGTTGTAAATGGAACTACTACAACGGTTTCAAGTACTACCGTTGAAGTTGCTGACAAAAATATAGAACTTGGGAAAGTTTCAAGTCCTGATGATACAACCGCAGATGGAGGAGGTATAACTCTTAAGGGTGCAACAGATAAGACATTTAACTGGGTTAATTCAACTGATGCTTGGACATCTTCTGAGCATATTGCTTTACCAGATGACAAGAAAATATTATTTGGTGCTGGGACAGACTTAAGTATCTATTCAAATGGATCTGAAGGAATACTTGGTATTCCAGATGGAGGAACACTAAAAGTTAAAGATGGCACAAATACTTTAGTTACTTTTTCTGGGGCTAGTAATCAAGTAGATTTTCATAATCAGGTTGTTTTTATTGGTCAATCTAGTAACGCTGCTTGGGATTATTCAAACAATAGATTTAGTGGAACAATTACAGAGATAAATGTTACTGCTAATAATTCAACAGATGAAACTTGCTACCCATTATTTGCTGACGGTGCAACAGGTAGTCAAGGAGCCGAATCAGATACAGGTCTAACTTATAACCCTTCAAGTGGACTATTAACTTCAACAGGATTTGTAGGAAATGTAACTGGAAATTGTTCTGGAAGTGCTGCAACAGTAACAGGTGCGGCTCAGACGGCAATTACTTCTGTTGGCACGTTAACGGGGCTGACTGTAAGTGGAAATATTGAAATGACAGGTACAGGAGCAATTGATGTTCCTGCTGGTACAACTGCTCAAAGGCCAGGTTCTGCTTCGGCTGGAATGTTTAGATATAACTCAACAACTACCAAGTTTGAAGGTTATACAACAGGTTGGGGTGCAATTGGTGGTGGTGGTGGAGCGACTGGGGGTGGGGCTGATGAAATATTCGTAGAAAACGATCAAACAATTACGACTAATTACACAATAGGTAATGGATCTGCAAAAAATGCTAGCTCAGTTGGCG